TTGTTATCCTCAGGTTCGATAAGGCTTTCAACAAACTCGTTCCTACGGGCGTTTGACTGCTGCTTGCTGCTTCGAAAAAGCTCATCCGCAAGCTGAACTGTCCTTGAACTCTTAGGTAACGGAGCAGGCGGCTTAAGGCCCTTAGGCGCATAAACCTCCGCAATGTTGACAACACCTTCCAAGTCCTCAGCAATCCGAGGATTGGTTTGCTTAAAGTTAAGCCACCAGTCCACACCGCTTGACATAAGCTTACCAGCGGCATCAGCTACCCTATTGTCAGTCAAAGGAGCAATAGCTTCCTTTAAACTATTGACATAAAGCCATTCGTAGTGATCGGGTGTTACTTGACTAAGTTTCTTAGCGCCGTATGAAATGGTTTCCCCAAGGATGTCAAGACTAGTACCTAAGGCTCCTTGGCCAAACGCTGAACGCATCACAGCTTCCTGAGGCAACAAATCACCTTGCATTACCTCACCAAACTGCTCACGGATGTACGGTCCTGTTTGACCTACACGCTCACTTACGGCCTGACCAAACTCTTGCTCAAGATTCCTTTGGCTGTAGTCAGGTGGAATGTATTGACCAGCGGCCTCACGCCTTGCCCAAACTGACTCTTTGTCCATCTCAGCTACTTTAGCCGCTAGTTCGTTAACAACAGCAATGTCACCAGCTGCATCAGCACGGCGCATTGCATCAATAAGCTGTTCTCTCGAATATTCAGCCATGTTTACTGTCCTAAATATTTTAGTGCGTCTGGGCTGTAATCTTGAGTTGGAGCAGAGGTGAACTCAGGTACTGGTAAGTAAAACTTCTCAGCTGTCTTTAAGTCTCCACCTGTCAACTCGTACATACGTTTAACTGCTTCGTTGTTAGCTAAAATGGTGTTTCTAGCGTGTCTACGTTCTATTTCCAATAACTTTTTAATAGACTCTTTAGTCATTGAAATCTCACCAGCTGCAATCTTCTGGGCATATTCCCTATCCTTATCGGACAAGGCGTTACCAGAACCAAAGGCTGTAATAATCTCAGCAACAGCTCTACCACGGTAGGCAAAGAATGCTTCAGTGTTGGACGCTAGCCTAGAGGCTTCCTCAGGAGCTAAGCCTACTGACTCTAAACCTTTAATGACATTTAATTTAGCTTGACCACCTAAGCCGCTAATGAAACCGTCTTCCCCTATCTCTTCCGAGAGTTTGTTAACCTCAAGAAGTCTTAAGGCAGAGTCAGCTTTTGTTCTTAACTCACCGTAGTTTTCAACCTCAGCTCCTAACAAGGCATTAGTTACTGTGTCTAACTGTTTAACTTCCTTAGTTAGCTGAGGAGCCTGAGTTACACCTAATTCACTTGGGTTTCTAAAGGTTTGTGTAGCAGGGTCAAAAATCTTACCGTACTTATCAACACGCATAGGTACAGCTTTACCTTCAGTATTCTGGAAGAACTTAAGTTCAGCTTCGTCACCCTCTAGGATCTTAGCAAACTCAGCTTCATTAGTACCATCATACTTACCGCCTTGAATGTCCTTAATAAACTGATCTGACATACCTGCACGTTTAGCCATAGCAACCCTAGCTGGCTTACCGCCTTTAATCAAAGCCCTACGTTTTTCTTCCTCACGAATTTGCTTACCAGCTTCCTTAAGATCACCACCAGCTAACACAAGTTCAGCAGTGTCGTCAAGACCTAAACCTCTGGCTCGATTAGCAAACAACTCACGCTGCTGTTGTTCTTGTAGTTTGGTTTGTTTGTTAACTAGTTTTTCCTGAGCCTGTTGGAATAGCTGAAGACCAGCCTGTTCATAACCTGCTATTTTAATGAGCTGACTAGCAAGCTCCATCTGTTTCTCAGGAGTAGCTGTCAAGGCTTGACTATACAGTTGACGTGCTTGCTGCTGTCCTAACTGAGCCTGTTCCTGTGCAATAGCAGCAGGGCTACGTGTTTCAACACCAAACAAACCACCAATCCCTTTGCCAAACTGTTGCAACAAAGGGTTACGAACACCTGAACGTTGCATGAGGTTCTGTTGCTCAGGAGGTAACATTGTAGTAGGCATTTGCTGAGGGAGTGTCAGCATTCCTTTGACATCAATAGCCATTAATTAATTCTCCTTTAAGCGTACATGCCTTGATCTGTAGATGGAACATAAGGAGGTTCTTGATAAGTGTCATAAGCCTCCTGTACAAATGAAGGTTCTGAATTACCACTGAACAAAGACCCAAAGATTTGCTCAATGATGCTAGGGCCACCACCTTTTTGTTGTCCAGACAAGAGACCAGTGATTGCACTAGTAATATCACCCTTCTGTGCAGCATTAGCCAAAGCTGCCTGAGCCTGTGCTTGCATTTGTGCAATAGCCATCTCTGATAAAATACCAGCGCCCTGACGTTGACCTGTGCCTACAATGTTAGCTAGGTTAACAGCAGGTTGCATCATATTTAAAATATTAGCTTGTGGTAAGTAACCAGATCTAAACAAACCTTGTCCAATTTCAGCTGCCTGTGCTTGTTCTGCTTGAGCCTGACTAATGGCTGCTAATGCTGCTTGCTGACGTGCTTGACTAATTGCCTGCTCCTGAGCCATAAGTTCAGGGGTAGAACCACCATAGGCCGCTGAGGATAACCCTAAGCGTCCCTGAGCCGCCATGCGCTCCTCAAGGGCTAAACGAGCCTGTTCTTCCTGAGGAGTCTGTAGCGCTCTAATTTGATTGTATACGTCAGACTCGCGTTGTGCTGTAGACTGACCAACCTGACCAAAGAGACCTGAGGCTGTCTGGAACAACTGGTTTTGAATAGCCTGTTGCTCAGGTGTCAAGCCAATAGAATAACCACCTTCAGGAGTTGTCTGTACAGCACCTGTAGACGAAGTAACAGTAAATGGTTTAAATTGCACTTGTTGTGACAATACGTCACCTAAAGTACCAAAGCCTTGGGCTAGGTTTTTAGCAACGTCTTCCTGAGCCTGTCCTTGAGTGTACCAGTTGTACAAAGTACCTAAGTCACCTAGGACACCAGCAGCGCCTGAAGCACCACCCAACAGACCACCAGCACCTATAGCGCCTATGGCTCCTAGGACACCACCTGTTGATAAATCCCCTGCTGAAGTTGAACCAGCATTAGGCATACCTACACCGCCCATTGTAGGAAAAGCACCCTGAGTAGATGCTTGTGGAGCTGTAGGGAATAAGTACTGTGTTCCACCAGTAACCTGAGGCTGCTGAGGGTTAGCCATACCAACCATAGGGGAGCCTGTAGCCATTACAGGAGCGCTTCCTTGCTGTGCTTGCATAGGAGCTTTGTTTAATACGTACTGTGCCATTAAACCCTTCATAGCTTCTCGCGCTTGAGGGGACATTTGACTTAAAGAATACTCGTTCCAAGCCGCTGTTCTATCAGGTGTCATGTATTGACTAAAACCTGTTTCATCAGCATAACCCCTAGAAGAGCCTGTAGCCGTGTTACCAGTCAACATTTGTTGCCTAGGATCGTTAATACCCATAACTGCCATTAGTAAGTACCCCCATCAATAGTCATGGTTACAGTACCTGTGGCAGTTAGGTTTGCCAAAGTAACAGTACCAGTAAACGTAGGAGACGCTGTGTCAGCTTTACTATTCACAGCTACCTCAATCTTATTAAATTCAGTGTGAAACTCACTGCCCAAAATGACAGCATTAGTTGCGTCTTTGTTTTGAAAGACATCACTGTAGTTATAACTGCTCATAGTGTTTTACCCATTAAAGCTTGAATATTAAATTCCTGTATTGAAAACTCTGTTCCATTAACTGGTACATCAACACCTACGTTAATAACAGTACCATTACCCGTTGAGTTTACATTGGGAGTATTGATTTTAATACCACCAGAATACTCGGATATGTTATACTGACCTAACCCAAAGAAAGCTGGAACTGACGACCCTAAAGTTATTGTTTGTGCGCTATAGTTACTTGAGTAATTGTAAGACCACTTAACAGAAGGCGTTGTGCCGCTACCTCCGATAAACGTAGGTTTAATTTTCTTAAGTACCTTTAGGCGCGATGAGTCACCAAAAGAGAAGTAATTACTTAAGTACTCCATAAGGTACGACTCAGCATTGTCATAGTACGTGTTGTACTTACATACTCCTGAGGTATTACCAATTAGTAGATCACCGTTGTCACGCCGTAGGAAACTTTTAAATCCTGTGTTAGGCCATCGAGTAACCCTAAGTGTTGAGTCCTCCAAAGCGCCTCTAGTGTCAAAACAGTATATAATGTCAAGGTCAGTAAATATTAACAGATAGAAAGCATTCTCTGCACTATAAGCACTACGCACAGGAGCGTTAGTAGCTGACACTAAACCAAACAAGTCATTACGAATGTTTTTACTGATGTCACGCATAGGTGACGACTTTTCCTGAATAACACGACCAAGTGTTTGAACACCTACGTGTGATAGGAACAATAGATCAGTACCTGTAGCTTGTACGGAATCTCGTTCAATGCAACCAATACCGTTTATAGTATCGTGTAAAACCATGTTAGCAGGTGATTCAGCACCTTGGTAAATAACAATAGAACGTTTACCGAATATAATCAGGAAGCCGTTATGAGCAGCTAAGGCAGTAATCTCATCATAACCATCAGGCCATACTTTAGACAAGTTTAGTGAGCCTGACGTACCACCAGACCAAGCAGCACCAATCAACAGGTCTGACCAGTACACTGTAGTCAATGTAGCAAGCCACATACGACCAAAAGCAGCTAAGCCACAGTTAGCCTGAGGTGCTGTACCAGAAGCTCCTGTGTGGCTTCCTATGGCCACTACGGACGTACCGTTGTACACTAAAGGACTGTAGCCTGACTGAACTAAGTAGATGTCCTGATTAAAAGGAATCATCTGCCAGTTGTCATCAGTAATCGTATGTGCACCAGTAACGTCAGTTATCGTTGTTGTACCTGTGAATAACTTATTGTTACCTGCTGACAACACTGTACGTGTACCGTCAGTTTCCTCAAGCTCAGACATGACAACAATAGGATTACCACCTAAAGCTGTGTTGTCTGAGGTAAGGACTTCATAGCCCTTACGAGCACCAATCCTACCGTACTGGTCAATGATGCAGTTGTCTGCTACTGACGCAAAGGAAGGATCACCATCAATAGGACTATCCTGTGTGTTTAGTCCTTTGAAGGCTGGCGCACGAATTGTAATGTTCTGTAACTGTTGTGCCATTATACAGCCCTATACAGAAGTTTCTCTGGAGCACGATTAGCGTCAATAGCAATAGCGTCAGCTAAGTGTTGATCAGCAATAGCAAATAACTCTTGGGCACTCGTGCCACCTGTTTCACCACGCTCACGAGAAGCAAGAGCAACAGCCAAGTGCATGATAGGTTGCCAAGGGATTGATACTGTGTTCGTATCGCTTGACAGCTCATCTTCTCGTCTAAAGATATTAAAGTTTAACGTATATACTCCATCAGGCTTAGGAAACACACGTAGCTTTAAATCACCATTTGTGTCAACACCGTCATTACCCCAGTACATGGGAGCGCCTGTGGTTGAACCTCCGTTGTACAAAGTATCCTCAAACCAGTTACGGTCGCGGTACTGCATAAAGGTGTTTTGAGTGTCGTTTAGAGCACTTTCAATAGTAGTGTACTGGCCACTGTTTGTAATTGTATAAGTGTAGTCATTGGTTGTTGTAATAAAAGTAACTGTTCTATAGTAAGCTGACCAATCCCAAGCATTCTCTACAAGGCTTTTAGCGTCATTAACAAACTCACCAATCAATGAGGAATAACTGTTTTGACCAACAGTGGCTACTGTGTCTTCTCTAAGCCTTGTCAAGACTTTATTGACTAATTCTAAATATGTCATTGGTTTTCTCCTGTGAGCTGTGCGATATAATCAACATAACCTAAAAGTTCTGCTGGGGACATAATTTCAACATCAGCTCCTATATCAACACCACCAACTAAGGTTCCTCCTGTGCCACCTACTGCTCCTAAGTTTAGCGAAGGCATACCTAGGTTTAAGTCTAAGCTAGGTAAATTAATGTCAGGCAGGTTAATGTCAACCTCAGGTAAGTTTATATCAGGAGTAGGAATATCAATATCCTTCAGACCTTCCCTGATTGGCTGTATAACACTGTCATCAATAGCTGAACCTGCTTCCTCAATGGTATCCTTGACAGGCTGAAGAACCGCGTAATCAAAATCCTCGCCTAGCTGTCTAATTGCGTCAACAATGGGAGAACCAGATACAGCATCAAATAAATCTATATTTGGTAAACTTAAGTCAGGAACTTCAACACCAAAGAAGCTACCTCCAGCCTTAGCATAATCCCCTACAGCGTCAATCAAAGCTGTCTGAGGGTCATTACCGCTAATGATTGACTGGGCAAAAGAATTTACACCTACTGCTAAATCATCGGTGTTCATTCCTAGTAGTTCTTTCTGACCTGCAAAAGCTGTGTTAATTTTCGTTGACACCCAGTCCCTTACGCCAACACCTGCTAAGTTTAAACCTGAAAGCACAGCGCCCACATAGTTTTCATTATTAACAGCTCTTCCAATGTCAACAGTGGTTCTAATTGTGTCTATTAGTTTTAACTGTGAACTAACATCAGCGGCTTGTGATGCTAACTGAGTTGCAGAAGCAATGTCGCCTGCTGCGTTTGCTGCTTCAGCGGCATCGTTTAAACTTGACAACTCAGTTCCTAAACCTTTAGCGTAACCACCTACAGCTCCGCTAATACCCGCAACTAATAAGTCAGAACCTCTTTTACCACTTAAGGCTGCTGTGGCTGTTGACACTAAACCTTGACCAATAGCTCCTGCTGTTGCACCTGTCGCACCAAAGGCTCCTCCTAGCGCCGCAGGGATACCTGTGAAGGACAAAGCAATACCTGCGAGTGCAGGAGCAATATCCTTGAACTTAGGGTCTTTAACTTCTAAGGTACGAATCTCTTGTCCCGCAATGGGATCAAAGATATATGTAGATCCATCCTTAGTTTGTCTGTATAGGTCAACACCGTATTTACTATACAAGGAAGCAACCATAGGATCATGAGTATAAGCATACTCAAGAGCATCAGTATACTCTAGTCCCTGTGTTGCCTGAATGTACGGTATTGACTTCTGAAGAATAGGTTCAATGATTGACTGAAACTCAGCCATGTTTTCCTGAGTAGTACCGTACTTAGCTGCATTACGATAGTTAGCACCCTCGTTTACTGTGGGTGTTATTTCGAAGCCATAGTAGTCCGACAGTACAGCTAAAGGATCTTCTGCCCCTACAAGGCTCTGATAGGCTGTCTGAAGGCTTTGAGTGTTAATCTGGGTACTGGGGTCATCATACAGAGAAAATGCGTCAGAAAGCCCTACAGAGGCTCTGAAGTCACTTGGGTTACCTTGGTAACGATAGTTTGTTTGAGCAAAGAAGTTATTGTAAATATCGTCCCTACGGTTTACTTTACCAGCAGTATTACCGCTTTGTACACCACTTAGGAACTCTGTGTATTGATTAAAAAAGTCACTAGGGTTCTGTGGTTGCTGAGGCTGACCAATATTCATCAAACCACCAGCACCTAAGTTACCTAAGTTACTTAAGTCAATCTGAGGAATGTTAAGATTGCTTAAGTCAATCTGAGGTACTGAAGGCTCTTGTTGAGCTACGGGCTGCTGAGGTTGTGTCATCACAGGCCGTGGTACTTGAGGAACCCGAGGCGCGGGGCGACCCATACCGCCTGATCCATCCTGCATAGTACGGGGCAACATGTCACCAAATAGACCTTGAATAATTGCCATTACTTACCCCACTTAGATAACGTTCGTATACCAAAGGAAGCTGCAACAGCAGCACCTAAGAATGCTTTGTACCAGTCAGGCATTCCTTCCAAGACATCAAAGCCTGCACTAACTACAGGGACTGCTTCAGGTATAAAAGCCATCACGAGTGGAACTGAGAACAACAAAGTAAAAAACTCGTCCTTCCACGAGGTTCCTGCATTGGTAGCCTGAATGTTGTCCCAGTTGGCCTCGTGTTTTATCACTTCCATCTTCCGTTCGTGTGTGGCTTGTTTCTCTTCTGCCTTTCGCTTGAAGTAACCACCAACGAGTTCTGATACTGGCCCTATTAGTGCTTGCCACATAGTCTACTCACTTAAAGAAGTACATTAGTGTGCCCACAAGTGATGACACGAGAATCCATGCAAAGCGCTCTACCTGACGTACAGTCTGTTGATTGTAGCCTACGATACCTTTGATCTTGTCCATATCACGCTCAGATTCGTCAGCACGAAACTCAAGACGATCAATGCGTGTATTTGAAGACATAATCTTTTCCTCAACACGCGCAAGGATAGTAAAGGCTTCTGAGAGCTTGTCTAGTTTATTCTCAATACGCTGAAGTCTAGCTTCTTGTGAGTGATCGGTCATGTCCATAGCCTTATACCGCTGCTTCTAATGCTTCAATGCGAGCTAAAGCCTCTTGTAATGCTTTAGTCAACAAAGGAACTAGCTTGCTTTGATCAATACCTTGATAGATAGGATTCTGATCAGCATCAACAGCATCCTTCTTACCCACTACAGCCTCAGGAACAACCGCTTGAGCTTCGTGTGCAAGGAAACCATCAACACGAGTACCATCAGCAATCCATGCAAAGTTAATAGGATTCAACGCTTTCACACGATCACAAGCGTTGAGCATAGGTTGAATATCCTGCTTCAAACGGTAGTCTGAAGAAGTGTTGTATGCTGTAGCTGTTGTCGTGACTGTGATTGAACCTACACTAGAGCCTTGTCGTCTACACTCAACCAAAGTGCCGTCAGTGCTGTATCTGTTTAGTTTTAACGCAGAGTCATTATCAACAGCGGCTTGTATCTGGCCTGAGGCAAGCACAACAGCACCTGCGTTTGCGCTAGAGCTTGTGTTAGCTGGGCTAGTTGATGTTGTACCAAAGAGAAAATCACCTGAGCCTGTTATGTTACAGCGCTCAACACCGTTGGTTCCAATGTAGATATTAGAGTTCTCTCGCTGCCACAAGTAAGCAGCAGAGCCGTCTACATTAATTAAAAAACCATCAGTAGCTGTCAAACCTGTTGTAAAAGTAGCAAAATGAATACCTGCTTGAGCAGAACCAGCTATACCAACAGCTTGTGAAGTAGTTAAAACATCACCATAACCACCTGTTAACACAGTACCTGTTGCAGTAATTCCGTTATCTTTTAACTTAACACCGTCTACAGTAACTCCAGAACCTGAAGTACCTTCAGCAATAGTGTTGATAGCTAACGAAGTAGGCTTAATGCCCATCTCGATAACGTCAGAGCCGTCTGTAGAGCTATAAATTCTATTGTTAGTTAAGTCAAGACCTAACTCACCCGTAGCTAAGTCACCACTCGTAGGAGCACCTGAGCCTCGCTTAAGTTGTATTGTACTTGCCATTCTTCTATAACCTCAAAAGCAAAAGCCTCCGAAGAGGCTATAGAGTTATTTTACCAAGGCATCCCTGATACGCTAGAAGGTGCTTTCTGCTCTTCGATGTTAGCCTGCAATTGAGCCTCGATAGCCGCAACATCCAATGCATCAGCAACCCAGCCTTCGACAACATCAGAGGTCAGTGAGTCAAAAGGCACAAAGCCTGCATCACTTGGATCAGGTGTTACCGATACAGTGCCATAAGAGCTAGCACTATACTCACCATCAACAACAGTGATTCCATAGTGGATTACAGTTACGCCGCCGTCTGCTACGTTACGCTCTAGGTTTTTAATCTCGATCATTTTATGCTCCAAATACTGCGTTGCAGATAGCTTGTACATTAGCAGGCTCGCTTGAGTAGTCATCTCCCGCACTAATCACGTGTCGATGATAAGAGCTAGAGATAACTTCTCCGTCTTCTACGATACGTGTTGCCGTGCGTACTTGAACGACCGCGCCATTCTCCGTTGCTATCATTTCGATTTTGTCTGCTACTACTTGTTTTTCTAAAGCCATTGTAAATCTCCTAAGTTAAAGTCCGTCTCTAGAGTCCACTAGAGATAATTAAGCGTTTGTAAAATATGTGCCTGTTACACAAATAGCGTTTGCGTCTGCATTTGTTCCTGTGGTCATGTCTGTGACAGAAATATTTGAACTCCCTGAACTAATTGCCGCTTTATACTGTAAAGCGATACCCGTTCCGCTTACAAAAGCCATTTGTGGATCGTCACCCGTCCAGTCGTTAGAAACGCCAACCGCTAAAGAGTATAAACTATCTGACGAAAAAGGTAGCCCAGTAATAGTAAGTGCGCCGCTGGCAGTCCCTAGAGAAACATCATCTGTTCTTATATAACAAAGAATATGTACAGCTCGACCTACTTTTGTGTATTGAGCCTTAACAACATCCATAGTTAAGGTAGCAAAAGCGCCTGAACCAGCAGTAAAGGTAGGAGTAAACGTACCTTCCTCATAATCATCCAAGGTCTTAGCCGCACCACCAGTACCGAAGACTATACCGCCTGAGAGGTAGAGGTTTTTGAAGCGATTAGAAGATCCGCCTAAAGAATGAATGTTGTCACTTGCTGTAGTAGTAGACGGATTATAAGGAAACAACGAATCAGCGCCGTTTACAAATGAAATTCCTGTGTCGCCTGTTCCAATATAAAGATCACCACCGCCAGTACCAATACTCCCCACGGTTGTGCCGTCTTTGCGGAATTGCGCAATGTCTCCATCAGTACCAGTACGGTTTACAATTAGGCCGTGTCCTGATGCTCTAGTAGCTATGACAATATCATTAACCGCATCAACAGCTACGCCTAAGTGCGCGCCTGAGCTTGTTGCTAAATTCAAAGTCGAAGCAGTAGTCCCCACCAACAAGTTGCCTGATG